TGATCCATGTATGGAGATTATAAGAGCCTAACGACGGACCATTAACCTGAGGTAACCAATCCACGAATAACAGAGTGGTTGACTGTCGAAAGATCTTATTCTGGAGTTTTTGTATGCCATCAAGGGAATGTTTTTATGAGTAAATTTACTATTGACAAAAGTCACTTCATAACAGGTGGGTGAAATGATGTGAAGAAGCTAACACCTAAGCAAAAAGCGTTCGCTGATGAGTATCTTAAATCCGGGAATGCAACGCAGGCAGCAATAAAAGCTGGTTATTCGGATAAGTCAGCGAGATTTGTAGGAGCTGAGAACCTAACAAAACCCAACATAAAAGCCTATATAGACGCTAAAATGGCTGAGATCGAGTCTCATAAGATCGCAGATGCAAAAGAAGTGTTAGAGTTCTTAACTGCTGTCATGCGTGGCGAGACGAAAGAAACAGTTTTTGTCCAGTTTGGCAAAAGCTATGCTGAAGAGAAAAAAGAAGCGGACATGAAGACTCGTATCAGCGCAGCAAGAGAAATCATGAAACGTTATCCAGGTAACGACCCACTCGTCGCAGAACAAGTTCGCAAGCTCAAAGCAGACGCAGATTCAGCTGAAGCTAAAGCAATGCTCAATGCTTTTGAAGTACAAATTAGACAAGAAGAGTTTGGAACTGATGAAGACGAAGTTCGAACAGACGACCTGGCAAGTGCTGTTGCTGAAGGGATGAAGGGAGTTTTTGGCGATGAAGACGAAATCGAAGCTTAACGTCAAATTCACGTTCAAACCTTTCTCGAAAAAACAGCTACAGGTGCTTTTCTGGTGGCAATCACCGCAGTATAAAGACAAGTTCGCGATCATAGCTGATGGCTCTGTTCGTGCTGGGAAAACAGTTATTATGTCGTTTTCTTACGTTCGCTGGGCGATGATGAATTTCGATGGCGTCAATTTTGGGATGGCCGGAAAAACGATCGGATCACTTCGCCGGAACGTTATCCGAGATCTAAAACGAATGCTTATCTCTGAGCATTACCACGTTAAGGATAATCAATCAGAAAATATGTTGACGGTTTCTAAAAACGGGAAAACGAACTACTTTTTCCTTTTTGGCGGGACTAATGAAGCATCCCAGGACCTGGTTCAAGGTATCACCTTGGGCGGGTTCTTTTTTGATGAAGTTGCTTTGATGCCGGAAAGTTTCGTGGCACAAGCGACATCCCGTCTGTCTGTCGAAGGGTCAAAAGCGTGGTTCAACTGTAACCCGGATTCACCGTATCATTGGTTCAAATTGCAGTGGATAGATCAGTTGGCAAAGAAGAATGCGATCCGGATTCATTTCTTGATGAAGGATAATCCTTCACTGTCTGAAGAAACGCTAAGGCGCTACGACTCTATGTACTCCGGCGTGTTTTATCTGCGATACATTCTGGGACAGTGGGCTATGGCCGATGGCTTGGTTTATGACAACTTTGACCGGGAAAAAATGGTGGTCGACATCCCAAAAGAACCCGTTTGGGAAAAGCAATGGATCAGCATCGATTACGGTACGCAAAATGCGACTGTATTCAAGTTGTGGAGCTTATTTAAGGGTACTTGGTACAACAATGCCGAGTACTATTATTCCGGCCGTGAAACAGGACGACAGAAGACAGATGAGCAATACATCGATGATCTCGAAGATTTCTTCTTTGAGCATGATCTTAGCCGTAAAAATGTAAAGCTGATCGTCGACCCGTCTGCAGCTTCCTTCAAAAAAGCTTTGCGAAATCGGGGCTTTGGCGTCGTCAATGCTAATAATAATGTTTTGGATGGAGTTCGTTTCATGATGACGCAAATGAATTTAGGAAAAATGAAATGGACAGAAGCTAGTCAACACACGCTCAAAGAATTTGGCTCTTATATGTGGGACAAGAAAGCTGCTGATCGTGGTGAAGATGCAGTAGTCAAAGAACACGATCACTGCTTAGACGCTGACCGGTATTTTGCAATGAAAGTCTTATACGTCAAGAAACAAAGAAACATCAAATTACGCAAGGAGGGTATCTAGTGAAATATTTGAATGATCGTTGCATCGTGAGTGATGACAACGTTTTTTATTACGACAGCGAACAGGAGATCACGCAAGCTGATGTCATGCGCTTTATCTTAGAAAATGAGCAACTTGCTCGTGAGTACGCTAAGATGCGCAGATATTACAAAGCGGATCACGATGCTATCGTGAAAGCTAAGCAAAAACCAAATAACAAACCAGACAACCGCCTTGTACTGAACTATCCCAAGAAATTAGTTGACACGTTCACCGGCTTTGCTGTTGGTAAGCCTGTTCAAATGACGTTACCGGAAGAGCTGGGAAACGAAGCATTATCTAAGTTCAATGTTTCTCGCAAGATGGATAGCGTGATCGCTCGAGTTTGGAAAGAGTCCTGCATTTACGGTAGAGCTTATTTTTATGTCTACAGTCATGATAGCGAGATCTATGTTACTGATGCTTTGCCACTCGATACATTCGTGATCTATGACAACACAGTGGCACATAAGCCGTTATACGCTGTGCGATATGGGCACATCGGAGCATCTGCTAGTTACAAGCTCACAGTGTTCTCTGAAAGTTATCAGTGGGAATCTGATACTAGTCGCAATACTAGTGGTTTCGGATCTCGAGTGGTTAACCCGTTTGGGATGATCCCGATCATCGAAGCGGTAGAAAACGATGAGCGCTTAAGCGTGATCAAGAATGTTTTACCACTGATCGATGAGATCGACAAAGCGATGTCTGAGAAAGCGAACGACGTCGATTACTTCGCTGACGCTTATATGAAAGTGCTAGGCGCGATTCTTAGCGAAGATGATCTCGAAAACCTACGCAATTACCGGATCATCAATCTGAAGTCTAGAGAAAGCGATGATCCAAACGAGACACCGGAAAACCTAGACGTTGACTTTTTATCCAAGCCTAACGCTGATACGACGCAAGAAAATCTTATCAATCGAGTCATTGATAATCTTTATCAAGTCTCGATGATAACTAACTTGAACGACAAAGACTTTGGCAATTCAACTGGTGTGGCACTCGAAATGAAGTACAAGCCGATGTTAAATCTGGCCACTCTGAAGTCTCGTGGTTTTACGGAGGCGCTGAAAGATATGTATCAAGTCGTATTTGCGTCAGATCTGATCGAAAACATCAGTCGAGAAGCGTGGAAAGACCTTGATATCAATTTCCAATACGATCTACCACACGACACGCTTTCAGAAGCTCAAACGGCCCAAATCTTAGCGAACCTGGTATCAAGTGAAACGTGGCTCAAGACGCTTTCTATCGTTAATGATCCACGTCAGGAACAAGAACGAATGGATCGAGAGAAAAACGAGCAGATGAAAGCAAATATGCAAGTGCTGAAGCAGACAAATGCTTTTACGGATGGTGATGCAAATGCAAACAGTCGAACAAGTCAAAAAGCGGATCGACCAGCTCCTTGATCGTGACCAGGTCACTGACAAAGAACTTGAAGAAGTATATAGTCAAGCAGTCGACACTTTACGTGCGATCGTCAGTGATGTGCACAATCGTTATGCTGTTGATGGCGTAGTCGTGCCAGCTAATTTATACGGCAAAGTCACAGTAAAAGATATGCTTTTGCTCAAACAACAGTATGACAAGCTCCCAGATGACCTGTCAGCGCCAGAACAAGACCGAGTGGACTATTACACTGCAATGAGTCAAACGTCGCCTAAAGGGCTGATAACAGCTTTGGTGGGGATGGCACTTATCGCTGTTGTTCACAAAGTCGGAAAGATCATCGATAAGAATAATCAGACAGCCGTTAAAGAAGAGATCGTCTATCAAGCAAAGCATGAAGACATTCCTAAAATGCCAGTCAAGAAGTATGCTGATCCAGAGTTTAAAGTCAAAACAGGCAAAGACTTTGTTCCCTGGACTGAGCGAGTATTGACAGATCACGATCAAGCTGTTAACCGGATCAGCAATGTGATCAATAGCATGGTATCGCAAGGAATGCGCGCAGAAGATATCGCAAATCATTTTTATCCGGGAAATGCGCAAAGTATGCGTGATGATAATATTCCTAAGATCATCAGGGATGCGACAGTAAGGGCTAAACGAACAGCTCGGACTGAAGCGGCTGCAAGGGAAGATGCGATCGTTGAGCAGACATTCAAGATAAACAATGTGAAGTACTTTGATTGGGTGACTGAACCCGGTGCTTGTCAGAAGTGTACGTTCCTTGCGATGAGTGGGCCGTATAAAGTTGGTGATGAGGCCAGCCCGAGAGTACCAGAAAGTTCGCATCCTAATTGCCGGTGTCGAAGAAAACCGATAGCTAAAGATGATTTGGATTTCATGGCTGAGAAAAAATTATTCCATGCCGGAAAGTACAATGATCAAGATCTAAGATTCAAAGCTAAAAAGGTATCTGGAAGTAAGTATGACATCTGGTCTCAAGGTGATACGAAAAAGTATCGTGATACTATTCAAACTGTGATGAGAATCTTAGATGGAAAAAATGAACGCATTCCTAGAATCGTAGTGGTAACATCTAAAAAATTACCTGGTATTGCGGCGTATAATCATATACAAGACGTAATGTATATAAATAATAAATTAGGTAATGCAACAGAGATGAGCAAGGAATTTAATACAGGATACTTTGCAGCTAAAACTGTTGAGGATGTTCTTACACATGAGTTAGCTCACAAATCTCATTGGGACTCTGCTAAAGCACTGTACAAGTCAAAACCGAAAATGTATAATACAGTCGAGGGAGCTAAGAAAGTTCTTGATGAATCACTTGAGAATTATGTAAAGAATGTACAAGCTCAAGAAATGCAGTATCTAGATAAGTATATCAGTCGAAATGCAGAAAGAAACTTTGAAGAAGGCTCTGTAAATGAAATTGTAGCAGAGGTTGCTGTTTTGGGTGATAAATTAGAAGATAAAGTGCTTTTAAATCTAGTGAGTGGGGTGTTAAAAGATGGAACCAGAGTTAGAAATAATGGCTCTACCAAATAAGGAGACTTTGGAATTTTATGATAAAATATTTGATTGGCTAACTAAAAAAGACAGAGACAACGATAACAAAATTGTCTATACTTTTTCAAAAGATGTACCTAAAGAAATTATAGAATTATTCTTGAAAATCAGAGACAAAATAGAATTGCCAATCTCAGAACAATTTTATGTCGAAAGTTAAGCACTCGTCGCTGGGTGCTTTTTTAGTACATGGAGGGATGAAAATGAGGTCTAATTCCTATGCTCGAGTAGCATGCAAGATCTTGAAATACTTAAATGATTGTTACGAAAACGGCTTAGATGCTAGTATCGATAGTCTAAACGCAAATATGTTAGGTATTTCAGATCGGCAGTTCTATCAGACTATGAAAATGTTGTCTGATGATGGTTACGTCAGAGGTGTTGAGTTTATGGATGTTACTCAACCAAAAAACAGTGTACTCGATCACCCAAGAAATTGGTACATTACTAGCCAAGGTATCCAATATCTGGAAGAAAATTCACTAATGCAAAAAGCTTACAAAGTAGCCAAAGAAACTAGAGACTGGTTACCGTTGATATGAACAAGGCATTCCATGCGGTATGTCTTTTTATTTTGCCCAAAACATGCTGACGGCGTTAAAAGCTGCAAGGCAAAACAGTCAAACAAGACTTTAAAAAGGAGGGATCCGCTTTGGATCAAGAAGAACAAAATGTACAGGAGACTTCCCAAGAGCAAACATCTGAGCAACAAGAAAAGATGTTTACCCAAAGTGAAGTCGCCCATATCGTAAAAGATCGTGTCAAGCGCAGTAAAGACAAGCTGCGTTCAGAACTCTTTGAAGAAGCCAAGTCAAAAGTTAAGGCCGAACAAGACGAAGCAAAGAAACTCGAAGAGATGAATGCAACTCAACGCCGAAAGTATGAAGATCAAAAACGAGACGAAGAATTAGAACAGCTTCGTGCTAAGGTGCAACGTCAGGAGATGGAACAAACAGCAATGGGGATCTTGAAAGAAAAAGGGATCTCAGTTGATCAGGATGTTTTAGATCTGGTAGTAGCTGATACGGCTGAAAAAACATCTGAGCGTATCGATAAATTTGCTGAGTTAGTTGAATCAAAGGCTCGTGAGATTCGACGTCAAGACTTTAGCACTGGCGCACCTAAACAGTCTGGGAGTGGTCAAAAGATAGCTACTTTAGACGAGTTCAAACGCATGTCATACACAGAACGCTTAGAACTTAAAAAAGAGCAACCGGAATTGTATCAGGATTTGGTCAAAAAATTATTTTAGGAGGAATTAAGCAATGGCAGATAAAGTAACTTATAGTCAAGATATGTTGGATCCGCAAGTCTTAGCGGATATGATCCCAGCTGAATTGACAGCACAAATGAAATTTACAGGCTTAGCTGCAGTTGATAGTACGCTAGAAGGACGTCCAGGGACGACAGTGGAGTTTCCAGCTTGGAACTACATCGGAGATGCACAAGACGTCAAGGAAGGCGAACCGATCGAAACGTCTAGCTTGACCTATGGATCTAAAGCAGCAACGATCAAAGAAATCGGTAAGGGTGGTTCGATCACTGACCAAGCTTTACTTACGGGATATGGTGATCCTTACGGAGAATTATCTTCACAGATCGCAAAAGCAATGGCAAACAAAGTCGATAATGATGTCTTAGCAACTCTGAAAGGTGCGACCCAAAATGTTTCTGTCACAGCTACTGTTGATGGTATTCAAGACGCATTAGATATCTACAATGATGAAGATGATAGTCGAATCGTGTTGCTAGTTTCGCCAAAAGCGGCGGGACAATTACGCTTGAAAGCTGGTAAAGATTGGTTGCGTGGTACACAATTAGGTAGCGATGCTTTGACTAAAGGTGTTTACGGCGATATCTTAGGTGTGCAATTAGTACGTTCGCGTAAATTAGACGCCAACGAAGCCTACCTTGTCAAAGTCGATGGTGGCAATAAACCAGCGATCAAGCTGATGATGAAGCGTGGGGTCAAGGTCGAACCTGATCGTGTACCAAAACTACGTCGGACAGACATCTATGCGACATCTTACTACGCTCCATATCTTTACGACCCGACAAAAGTCGTCAAGGTGACATTCTCTGATGTGACAGGCAAGGCTGGTATGACTGGTGCACCTGAAAACAAAGAAGTTAATAACGAAGTGACAAACGTTGATGAAGATAAGCGTATCGGTAAGCAAAAGAAAACAACTGGTACGACCGGAAAGAAGCCAGGTGAAGTCTAATGGCTTACGTGGTAACTGAAGCTTTTACTGACAGCAACTTGAACTCAGTTGATGAGAATGGCGAAAAGCATGTTTACTGGGAAGGTGACACTTACCCGTACAAACCATATGCTGGAGCTACTACCAAGCTGAGATTGAAAGAATTGCTCGAAGGGGGCTATATCGATGAAAGAAGAGATGAAGACGTCGATCAAGACCCGTCTTAACTTATTTCCAAACATAAAAGCGATCGTTGATAAATTGGACGAAAATATTTTGGACAGTTTCATCGATGACGCTTTGAATCAAGCTGAAGATGATGGTTTTACAGAAAAAAATATCGTTATGGGTGCGACGTATTTGACGGCGCATTTTTGTCATGTAGCAAGTAATGAAAATTCAAATATCCAAGAGCAAACAGCTGCAGTCTTGACTGTTAAATATTTTGATCGTGGTGGTAGTGATGATTATTTAATTGAGTATTTACGACTGAAGCGAGCGCTCAAGACAAATACTAGTTCGATTCGTTTTTTGTGAGGTGAAAAATAATGAGTGAAGAAGAAAAAGTAATCGAAACGACAGAAATCAACACAGATGCCCCTATCGTTAAGTCTGCTGAAGAAGAAACGGCACCGAGTGTAATTGTGCCACCACCAGAAGAAACGGCTCAAATCGAAAAAGAAGAGCCTAAAAATGAAGTCAAACCAAAACCAACACCTGAAGAATTATCGCCTAAAGATCTTTATGGGCGAGTTCCAGGACCAGTTAGTTTTTACAATCTTGTCACAAAACGTTGGGAAGCTGCACGTTGGCAACCACCTTATCCAACACCAAAATCTTTAGAACCGTATGAAGTTCAAAAGGGTGATAAGATCTGGCTGATCGCTGAAAAATATGGTGTGACTAATGCTTGGATCCGTCGATGCAATAGCATTGATTATCTTGACCAAAATAAGCTAAAACCAGGTAAAATCTTGAAGTTCACATATACACCTTCTGCACGGGATCAATACGTGAACGAAACGATGTATCGCTTCTATGGATATTAGTATCACAGGAAGTGTGACCGGCGATTTTGGACTTGATAAGACGATCGCTGAACTGAAAAAAATCGATGGTAAAACTATTGAGGCTGGACTATTTGATGGGATGAACGAAAAGAAAGCAATTTGGAATGAATATGGGACGAGTCGAGGAATACCGGCACGTCCTTTTTTGCGTACTGCACTTTACGAAAATGAAGCCCGGTATGCGAATTTTATCGCTCCATTCGTTACTCAAGTTCTTGAAGGTGGTCCAGCTGAAAATATCGGTGAACGGCTTGGTAAGTTTATGGTCATGAGTATCCAACGTACGATCGCATCTGGTGGTTTTGTTCCAAACGCTCCGGGAACGATCGCTAAAAAGGGTCATAGCAAAACGCTTATTGATACGGGCGAAATGTATGGTGCGATCGATTGGAGGGAAAGCTAATGTATTTAGATTTCAAAGCTGTTTTAGACATGTTTGCGGTCGATTTAACAGTCTATCCAAAATCAGATGAAACAGTGTGGATCGATGGCGAAGCAAAGCGTGTTGAATCAGAGCCGGTAGAGCTGACTGAACCTTTTGTGCCAAATAACTTGATTGGTCAGTACTCGATTGTTAGCTTGCTAAAAGACGTTGGACGAATTGAACAGTACAATGCGATCTGGCTTTCAACGCATGAATTTCCAACGCAGACGATCGTCAAACAAAAAGGCAAGTTCTACCGCGTCGTCAACGTGCAAGATCTAAGCAATTACTCAAACGTTTATATGTATTACATGCAAAGCGAGGAAAATGAAAGTGACAGCTTACGATTACAGAATTCTGTATCGGACGTTCAGCCGGCTGATCCAGAACCGACTCGGACTGACGATGGTCGACCTGAACGCGAATGGTAAAGTGCCTGTTCCGCCTTATGTTGCGATCGATATCATCAGTCCAAAGTTACCACAAAGTTTTTTGGAAGAAGACGGTGTGTTTGAAGCTATCTTGTCATTTACCGTTTATGACAAATCAAAACTAGATTGCTTGATCAAAGCCAATGAATTACGTGAAATGTTTGGCGATCAGCTGACTGAAGATGAACTTGAAAAGCAAGACATCGTTTTAGTAGAGCGTATGGAAATACAGTTGCGGTCAGTTGCTGAGACTAATGCTTATGCGTATATGGCTGGCTTTGATTGTCGTTTACGCTTGCAAGAAAGCTATGTGGACGAAGGAACAGGCGAAATTTTAGATATTGAATTGAACAAAGGAGAGATAACAAATGAGTGAAACATTATCAGATATCACAGTAAAGCTTAATGTGGATCAACCTTCAACACCGGTCAACATGGGTGTGTTGGCTATTTTTACTAAAGGTGAGACACCAGACGTCAAATCGTATTACACGCTAGGTGACGTGCAAGAAGATTTTGCTCAAAATACAGACTTGTTAGCTGTAGCACAAGGCTATTTTGCGCAAAAATATCACGGTGAAAAGCTTGTCGTGATCACATATTCAGAAAGTATTGCAGCAGCAACTGCAGCTTATTACTCTGAAGGTTGGGAATTTGCGACAGTAGTTGGTGAAGATGCACAGACAGACGTTGTAACATTGGCCAACTATTTAGACGGTCAATCTGAACGCTTTGCAGTCGTTGGAGTTCCGGCGACAACAGAGTTTGTAACGACTAAGCTTGATAGCTTTGTTGACCGTTTTGAAGGCGTCAAGCGTGTGATCGTATTCGCATCTGGCAAGACTGAAGCTAAGGCGTTATTTGGTGCCGGGGCTTTGATCGGTGCTTTAGGTAACGAGCAAGTGGGTTCTATCACTTGGAAATTCCGTCAAATTGGCGGTGTGGAAACGACCGATCTGTCTGTAACGAACATCAAAAAACTTCATACCAACAAGATCTTCACATACGTTGAAAAATCAGGTATCCAACAAACTTCGGAAGGTTTTACGCTTTCGGGTGAATTTATCGATTCCTTGCATGGTGATGATTGGATCAAAGCAACGATCGAGACTGAGTTACAAAAACTCTTATCGACTTCACGTAAGATCACGTTTGACGCTGTAGGTATCGCCCAAATCGATGCCACGGTGACGACAGTCCTTAACCAAGCGACCGCAAACGGGATCATTTTGATCAATGAAGAAACGGGTTCGGGTAAGTTCCAAGTTCGGACAGTCTCACGAGCAAACACGCCACAGGCTGATATTGCGCAACGCAAGTATAATGGCTTGAGCTTTAGCTATACCCGTTCTGGGGCTATCCATTCTGTCACGGTCAATGGTCAGATCAATTTGTAGGAGGTAACACATAATGGCTAATGAATTAGGTTATATCTATGATGCTAAAGATGTTCATCTTTCGATCGATGGACGAGTAGTACAAAATTTCCAAGATGGAGATATGTTCAATGTCACAGTCAAAGAAGAGCGTGTCCGGACAGCGGTCGATGCTCAAGGTTGGCCATCGATCGCGATCAACAACAACCGCTTAGGTCAGATCACAGTCAACTTATCCGGAAACTCAGTTGATCACAAACGTTTGAATCAATTGGCGAACACTAACAAGGTATTTGCTTTGGTTGCAACGACACCTTATGAAAAAATTTCTGGAACACAGTGCATCATTTCTAAGCCAGCTGACGCAGCATTTGGTAAGGAAACGCCAAAACGAACTTATACGATCGAAGTTCTCGATATGCAAGTCGAAGTATTATAGAAAATTCAGCACTCAAGGGTTCGACTCCCTTGGGTGTTCTTAGCATTAAGCTAATAAAAAATATTTGGAGGAAAAGAAAATGACAAAGGCAGAAGAAAAGCAAACAAAAGTTGTAGGTAAGATCGAACCACAAAAGGTAGATCGTTTGGGTAATAACGAAGAATGGATCTTTACTGATGCAAACGGTTATGACTGGAAGTATACTTTCCAATTTCCAGGCGTGATGAAAGCCTATGAAATGTTGGATAATGCACGTATGGCTAATGGGATGATCGCTAAATCTATCTTGTATAACGAATATCTACAAAATATCGTTGTCAGTGAAAAACTTGAATTAGATGATATGAACGACCGTCCAGGCTTAGAAGAGTTATTCGAAGCTATGGACTTATTTCTTGGAGAACGGATTAGCTAAAAAATCTCCAACGGTCATCAAAAAACAGTTCGAAGATCAAGAAATGTTGTGGTTTCCAGTCATGATGGGGATCGCAACTAAGGCTGAGATGGATAAGGCAACCATGGCCGAGATCCAATTATTGAATGAAGTTGCTAATAAAAAACTAGAATTGCAGAGGGGGCTAGGGTTAGATGGCGAATAAAGCAACGATCGAAGCGAATATCAAAGTAACAGGTTTATCTGAGCTTGAGAAAGCTGAGTCTGTGTTAAAAAGTATCGATAAAGCCCTAAGCTCTTTAGGCAAAGGTAATTCTGGTGGCTTTAGCGGAATGTATAGTGATCTCAACAAAATTCAAGTTGAAGCTAGGCAATTAGAAGCTAATTTAAAAGATGTCAAGAATGTCAATTTGTCAAATGTTGGTGATAAGGCGAGTGAAGGGCTAAAGAAAGCAGGTAATGCTGCTGAAAAACTTACGTCTGAGCTTAAAAACGCTGATCGGATCAATTTGACTGATATTGGAACGAAAGCATCGGATGGGCTGACCAAAGCTAAAAATCAAGCTGATCAATTGAATGCTGAGCTAAAACGCGCTAGTCAAATCGATGGGCGTATGGCTGGTAGAAAAATCAGTGAAGGACTTAAGCTGGCTGATCGGGATGCAGATAATCTCTCTGCTTCGATCAAAAAATCAACGAGTGCTGAACGTGAATTAGCTAATGCTGCTAAGCAAGTTGCTCAGGCTGAAAAAGAAAGTGCTAATGCTGCTAAACAAGGGGCACAAGCTCGTGAACAAGCAGCTCAAGCTTCAAAACGTGCAGCGCAAGAACAACTTCAAGTAGCCAAGCAACAAGAAAAAGAACCTGGTAAGATCCGATCAGCCTTCAAAGAAGCTATAGGTGCATATACACTTGGTAATCTTGGGGCTAATGCGATCATGTCAGCTGGTCAAGGGATACGAAATATCTTTTCTGGTGGCTTTGATTACATCAAAGAACAACAGACTTCGCAAGTAGCTTGGTCAACTAATGCGCAATCTGTTGCTAAGGTTTTAGGTAATGAGATGTCAGCTAAAGAGGCGCAAAAGTTTTCTAAAAAGATGACTCGTGATCTGCAAGGCTTAGCACTTAGCGCAGGTAATGACTATAGCATGGTATCAGATGCGGCCTTAGCTTTTTATGCGACAGGTAAAGAAGTTTCAACTGCTGGCGATAAAAAGAAGAGTATGATGCTTACAAAAGACATGCTCAATCTTCAAGACGCCGGTGGATTAAACGACGCACAAATGCAGAACTTTGTGCAAGCTGTAGCCAAATCTTTAGACCAAAATGCACTATCATCAGAGCGGATGCAACAGTTGCTAGCAGCTAATCCGTTGTATGATGATTTCATCAAGAAAGCATTTAAGGAACGTACAGGCAATGACTGGGTGCAAGGCGAAAACAAATACAGTGAATTTACCGGTGAAGATGTTGTTAATGCGACTCATATGATGGCATCTTTAAACGGGGTAAAGAACGCGTCTGAAAACATGAACAATTCTTTAGAAGGTGTTATTCGCTCGATGAAGAATGGTTCTAAATTCCTTGCCGGAAACTACTTGTCGAAAATGGCTGAACAATTAAATAAGGCTTTTGGTGGCGATGGTAAGCTGTTTTCTAGGTTGAGTGGTTTCTTTACCAATGAAAAGAAGATGGCTGAAACGGCAGAAGGTCTTGCTAAGTCGTCTACTAAAGTTGTTGAGACAATCGGAAAAGCAAGTCGTGAAGTCTATGATATTGGTAAGTCAATAACCGATGCGACAAAACCGTTTGCTAGCAAATTCGCAGAAGGCTTTGTTGATGAGGTCAAGCGCATTGGTAAAGGCGTCAAAGAAGGATATGACAGTGTCAAAGGTCTCGCTAAAGATATAGGCAAGCATATTCCAAAAGGCGCCAGCAAAAAGTTCAACGAAATTGGTGAAAGCTTATCTAATGCTTCCGGTAAAGCTACAGCCTTTTTAGTAGCTATCCGGGGACTAAGTAAGGTGCCAGGAATGGCAGGGATCGCACAAAAGGTAGCTCAGCCTATTATGGGTATTTTAGGTAAGATCCCGGTCATTGGTAAAGGTCTAAGTGGGATCATCTCTAAAATCACCGGCATCAAAGCGCCAGAGATGACTGCAGCGTCTAAAATGAACGGTGCCGCCGATAAAATGATGGCAGCTGCTAACAAAATGAATAGCGCTGCTTCTGGCGGACCTGGAACAGGTGTGAATGGTAAAGGTGGTCCAACTGGAACAAAAGCGGGATCACCAATTCTTGATAATGCAGGTAACGTCATTGATTACGCTGATGGTAACGGCGGAACTTTCTATCGTGATAAGAATGGTAGAATCAAGAAGCCACATAGGGGTAAGGGAGCATTCAAAGGTGAGTTCAATCCTTACTTGGGAATGGATTATGTACCGGGTAAAACAACACGTATGGGGCGTTATCATACCGGGCGCACAGTTGTAGCCACACCACGCTCAAACGCTCTTATTGCAAAAGGAACAGACCTTTTAGAACTTGCTCAAACTACTCGAAGTGGTCGCGGTCGTTGGAATACTTTCAAGGGTAAAGCACTGATCAACTTAGGTAATTTGAGCAGTACAGTTGCTAGTTCAGCTGTTGGTCGTGGAGCTAGCGCAATGGGACGCGGTGCGAGCGCATTAGGTCGTGGAATTGCTGGTGCCGGTCGTTTCTTGAAAGGCGGAGCACCAATGCTGAATGCTGCTTTTTCTGGTCTCGATGCTCTGAATGTTATGGCTACTACTAAATCTGGATCACGCGAACGTCATGAAGGCGTTGGTAGCGCTGTTGGTTCTGGTGTTGGTGCAACAATCGGAATGGCAGCTGGATCAGCACTCGGTCCTTTAGGGACGATTGCTGGTGGTGCACTTGGTGGCTGGTTAGGTGGCAAAGCTGGTGAGTGGTTTGGTGGTAAGTACAATGAGAAGTACGGTAAAAAGCCACAAAAAACAGAAGGTCAAAAAATATCTGAAGCTCAGCAAAAAGCGCTTGATAGAATCAACAGTCGGCAATGGCAAGATGCTTATACTGGCGCAATGAGTGCTGATGCCGAAAACCCACAGGAAGCTGCAAAAGGTTATAAGGCACAAGCCAAGAAGAATTACAAGTTGATGGAAGCAGCAGCTAAGTCTTCTTCTGATAAGGCACAAGAAGCTCAAATGGAACTTGATAATGCAATCGCAAGTGGTAACAAAGATGGCATTTCTAAGTGGGAAAAAGAGCTTGCTAAAGAAGTCAAAAAAGACGATACGAACAAAGTCAAGTCGGCAAGTAAGCAAGCTGAGAAAAAAAGTAGTAAAGTTAAAGATCTTGAAAACGCAGTCTATAAAAAGCAACTAGAAGATGTTAATAAAGGAATAATTTCTGGACGTAAGAGTAAAAAAGAGCGTGAAAAAGAAGCTAAACGTCGCACTAAAGAACTTTTAGACCAAGATAAAGACTACAAAAAAGCCAAGTCAGAAGCTGATAAGGCTAAAAAGGCTCTCGATAAAGCTAAAAAGGAATACAAAGATCATAATGGCGAAGCTTATAAAGCGCCAAAGAAAAAAACGGGTGCATCTAAGAAAGAAAGTGCTCCTAAGAAAAATTCTGGTAAAAATGGTAGTCACAAAAAAACTTCCGGCTCAAAGAAAGCTTCAGATAAGACTGCAAATTATCGTAAGAAAGAAGCCGATAACGCTAAGAAAGCTACTAAAGCTAGTCAGGATCTAGCCAAAGCAAGAAAAGCTTTAGATAAGACTAAGCCAGGTCCGAAAGCCAAAACTTCTAAGTCTAAGAGTAAAAACTTTGGATCGGATAGCAGTAAAAAAGCTTTGGCTAACGCTAATAAGTCGGCAAAAGCACTAGTAAAGGCTAATAAGTCGATGAAAGGCATCAAAAATAAAAAGGCCAAAGTTGCAATCAAAACTTCAGGTCAAAAAGATCTTAAAAAAGCTGCATCATCGATGAAAAAGTTGAAGAACAAGAAAACTAAAGCATCGATCAAATTATCTGGTGAAAAGAAGCTGGGTAAGGCAAATAAAGACCTTAAGAAGCTGAAGAACAAAAAAGCTAAAGTGACTTTGAATGTATCAGGTCAAAAAAAGATCACTAAGGCCACAAAAGATCTCAAGAAGCTTAAAAACAAAAAGGCCAAAGTCGCTTTAAGTGTGTCTGGCCAAAGCAAGTTTGCCAAGGTAAATAAAGATCTTAAAAAGATCAAAAACAAAAAAGCTAAGGTCACTGCTAGCGTAAGCGGTCAAGCTAAGCTAAAACGTCTTAGTTCTGATATGAAGCGTGTTAAGAATAAACGTGCAAGAGTTACTGCAAGCGTGGCCGGACAGAATAAAGTTCGTGCGATCGGTAAAGATATCAGCAAAGTTAAGAATAAGAAAGCAACAGTCAGTGTTTCAGCTATTGGTGGTGCTAAGTTAGGTGCTTTAAACACTAACATCAAGCGAGTTAAAGGTAAGAATGTTAAAGTCACTGCGCAGGCTTCAGGTCAAGGTAAGGTGCAAGGGTTATCTGGAGCAATCAAACAAGTCAAGGATAAAAACGCAAAAGTGACTGGGACAGTAACGGGAACGGATAAAGTTAAAGGGTTGCATTCAGCAATCAATAACTTAAAGGATAAAGCTGTTAAAGCATTAGCTAACGTTTCTGGGACTAGTCAAGTTCAAGCTTTAGTCAGTGCGATCAACGCAGTCAGAAGTAAGACAGTTACGATCACAGCTAACGTCAAAAAGAACGGTAACGCAGCTGCTGGGACTCCAGGAGCAAGAAGTGCATTCAATAAACTTTGGACCGGCACGCCAAGCTTTGGCAATACCACAAGTAGTCCGGCTGGTGGCGGTAGTTGGGCTTCAAATGGTGGTGCTAAAGCAGGAATGTATCTTGTCAACGATGCGCCAGGCACTGACTTTGTCGAAGCGTTTAAGCTTAAGAACGGCCTAGTCGGGCTATTTCCAAAGCAACGAAACTTGTATGTTCCGCTCGAAGAAGGAACGCAAGTCTTGAATGCTAAAGACACAAAGAAGATGTTCAAGCTTGAAAAAGGTACACCTTCTTTTGATCTGAAAATGCCTAACTTGCGTAAATTAGCCAAAGGTACGCCGGGACAAAAGACAGTGGTCGAAAAAGGCGATACTAACGTTCAAAACTCAACGACTAACAACAACACATTCAATATCAATGTGACCGTTAATGGTAAGAGTGATGATCCAAATTTAGCTAATGTGATCGCTAATGCTATCGGTGAAAAGTTATTACAACAATTTCCAGCAACTGAAGTTTAGGAGATAATATGAAGTGACCTCCTAAATTGTCAATTCTGGGATTTAGACTCATAATAACGTTAGAAAAACAAAACATTAATGGGTCATTACCCTATGACAATAGGAGGTCACTATGAAAACTATAGCTTATCTCGGAATGGATGTCCACAAAGATACCTTCAACTTATGTGCATTAGATGGGACAACAGGTGAGATCTTAGGAGAAACTCGTTGCGCTTCAGATGTAAAATTAGTAAAAAAATTCATCGAAAAAATAGCTAGCAATCACAAAGGAGAAATTCAAGTCAAAGCAGGATATGAGGCTGGATGTTTGGGGTACTCGCTCCACGATCTTCTCGAAAAACAAGGGATCGACTGTGATATTTTAGCACCAACAACGATGTACAGCTCTTCAAAAAATAAGGTCGTAAAAAACGATCGTCTTGACGCCAAAATGATCGCACTCAATTTGGCAAATAATACGTATAAGCCAGTCTACGTCCCTGACGAAGAAGATATTTGCGTTAAAGAATATATTCGAATGATGAAAGATTTCAAGACATCGTTGAAGAAGATCAAACAACAGGTCAAAGCATTTTTATTACGCCATGGATTGGTTTATGACGGGAAATCTAGTTGGACGCTTGCCCATCTGAAGTGGTTAAAGGGTTTGAAGCTAACAGGTTTATTGAAAGAAACGCTGGAAGAATACCTATTACAGTATGATGTGTTGACAGATAAGATCGAACGCTTTAGCCAAAGAATAGAAGAATTATCTCATGAAAGAAGATATAAGAAACCAGTGGCACAATTACGTTGCCTAAAAGGAGTTGATACAACAACAGCGATGATGATACATGTAGAGATCTCGGATTTTACAAGATTTCCAAATGCCAAGGCATTCACAGCTTACTTGGGATTGACACCAAGTGAACATTCAAGTGGAGAAAAAATTTATCGTAATGGGATCACAAAACAAGGAAATACGACAGTAAGGTCGACCTTAGTTGAATGTGCGAATGCATTAGTAAAAGGAACGATCGGAATAAAGTCAAAGAGAGTGAAGGCAAGGCAAAAAGGTCAAGCAAGTAAAGTGATCGCATACGCAGATAAAGCAACTGAACGCCTACAAAGAAAATATCATCGTATGATGTATCAAGGCAAACCCAGAAATGTGGCAATAACGGCAATAGCTCGAGAATTAGCGTGCTTTATCTGGGGAATAGAGACGAAGCAAATAGATTAGAAAAATTAAGGAGAGAGGAATGGAGTGAACAGTAGATAGTAGTTTAGAACAAAAAATGAATTGATGGCATAGAAAAGCTCCAGAGATAGACAGAGGTCTGGCTATCTACGATCCACCTCTTTTGGCACAGATTTTTTTGAAGGACTAGCTATCTGGAAAAAAGTAAGGTCTGTGATCCATGTATGGAGATTATAAGAGCCTAACGACGGACCATTAACCTGAGGTAACCAATCCACGAATAACAGAGTGGTTGACTGTCGAAAGATCTTATTCTGGAGTTTTTGTATGCCATCAAGGGAATGTTTTTATGAGTAAATTTACTATTGACAAAAGTCACTTCATAACAGGTGGCAAGCATGGGTAAACTAACCGACGGAAAGAAAACGATCGAGATCTTTGCTGAAAGCGAAAAAGAATCGATCACAAATAAAGTAGCACAGTACTCAATACAATCTGGTGATGCGATCATCGACCACACACAACGCGAAAGCATTGAATGGGAGATGGCAGGTCTTATCTTTGGAAAAGATCACAACGATATCAACAACAAATGGCTACAGCTCATAACTTGGCAGTTTGCCGGCAATGTTCTTTTTTGGCACGGTGCTATCTATAAAGGTGATCTGATCTTAGAGAATATTACTAAAGACTACGATGAAGGTGGCTTTAAAAATGCGATCAAAGTCAGCATTAAATTCAAAGAAGCTAAGACTGTCCAATCTAGCTTTGTTCGTGTTCAGCACGTCGGCCCAATTACGCCACCTTCACCGCCTGGTTTATGGGTCACAGTCGTTGCCGGTAACACTTATTGGGGCTGGTGGAAGCAGTATGGTACGCCTATCCAAACATTGCGAAATTGGAATAAATGGCCAGATCGCAGAATTCCGATCGGTGCGAGAGCGAGGGTCAAGTAATGTCAAAAAGATACAAGTATGAACTGCGACTGGATCAGTTACCGATGATGTTTGATACATCGTTTGGAAACTATCACTGCAGTCTGCAGATCAATTACAATGAAGTCGGTGATTTTTACACTGTTGACTTATATGATATCGAAGGCAAACCAATTATTTTGGGCGAAAAGCTTGTTTATGGCAAGCGCCTTTGGAGTGACTATACTGATTATCGTTTGCCGTCGATAGATCTGGTTCCGATGGATGAATCGGGACTTACTCGAGTAGTCAACAGAGAAACTTTTGGCAAAACGGTATTTTTGTATATAGATTCGGTGGTGGATTAAATGGGTAAAGCACAATTTGGTTTTGAGATATTGGTCAGAGTTCACACTCGAACTGGCAGGATCGAATTTCAATACAACAAAAATCATGCTAAATCATCTGAGATCCACTTCACAGTACCGTTTTCTAGCAACTCAGAAAAACATATCGCTGAGATCACACTATTCAACATTAATCCGGGACATTTCAACAGTATTCGACAAGGTGATAAAGTGGAACTTTTTGCTGGATATCATGGAGATACAGGGCTGTTATTGAGTGGTACGATCTTTAGGACAACTACACCAACGTTGCAAGATGCTGATACAGCTTATGTATTACGTGTTCTTGAAGGACAAGACTATACTAGATTGCCTAAACAAAATATCACGTTCGCTGCCGGTACGTATGCAGATGTGATCATTAAAGAAGTTGCGCGCCGTTCTGGGATGCAACTTGATTTTGTTAGCATCAATAAGAACAAACGCTTTGAAGAAGAATATACTGCTGAAGGTCATCCGATGGAGATCTTAAGCTCGCTAGCCACCGAAACTAAAACAAGTTTGTTTTATCTGCGTGGACGCTTAACTTTTGCTTTTGTTTTTGCGGGTAGAAATGCTGAGTTATTCAGCTTGACGCCACAAACTGGCTTAATCGGTAGTCCGACGGTAGCCAGTCGTGATGATGATTGGCAAGATGAAGACGATGATGATGGTTACGGGCATTGGAGTTTTTCTTGTACGAGCATCTTAAATTACCATTTGACGACATTTTCACGTGTTGATGTCAAAAGTAAATATTTGACGCATGGAATGTATGTAATCAATGGTGAGCACACTTTTAACGGGACTGAAGCTCGAACTGAATTTGAAGGGATCGAAAACTAATGGTATTACGTGATAATGATACAAAATTTGTAAGACAGCTTGTAAATAACATCAATGCTAACCTTCACGTTTGCCATTTAGCAAAAGTCACAGCTTTGAATGATGATCGCACCAGAGCCAGTGTGCAACCTCTAGCGTTAAACGCTAGCGGGACTAAACGTGCGCTATTGATGAATGTCGTTGTCGGCAAATCAGCGCAGATGTTTATTGATGTTGGCAGTGTGGTCGGGGTTGTCTTTTTAGATCGCTCTTTAGTTAACTGGGATGGAACGGCTAATGAGTTTAAGCTAGATTCTGAACGAATGCACAACTTAAATGATGCTGTGGTGATGGAGGTGTTCGCATGATCGATATCAAGATGACTAACGACGGAGATTTTGATTTTGACCAGGATTTGCAACTAGTGTCAGAAATCGACGAGATCAAACAAGCATTGATGATCTTGCTCAAATCTCGTAAAGGAGAATTTTTTGCTGATCTAGGGATGGGCCTTGATCAGAGAATGCTGATCGGTAAAGACTACGATTTGAATTACGTTTCTAGTAATATCAATAACGCGCTGACGCAAGATGAGCGTGTAGCGAGTGTGATCGTCAATAAGATCGATGTTGTTGGCAGAAAGCTTTATATCAGCTTTGTAGCCACGCTTGAAAATTCGGAAACTATTGAAATGGAGGTGGCTTTAGATGATTGATAAAAACGGCTTTTCTCGTCCAAGTTATGAAGAGCTAGTTCAAGAACTAGGTGATAAATGGCGTGAGTTGTTTGGTGAAAACGCACAGATCAATACGCATTCTGTAGGCGGTATTCTGATAAGAGTACACGCCTATTTTTTAGATAAACTACATCAATTAGCTGAAGTTGTCTATAATTCGCAATTTGTCGACTCAGCGGTCGGAACTACTTTAGATCAATTAGCAGCTAACGCAGGGATCACACGCAAACCGGCGCAAACTGCGATCGGTAACGTTAAGATTTATGGTGTAGCTGGTTATGAAGTCCCAGCAGGCACACTATTTAAAACAAGTGATGAACTGATGTATGTAACGACTGAAGATATTATTTTAAAGGACACAGGAAAGCAAACACTGAGTCTCAATAATGTAGGCAATTTAGCGCATGGAACTGATAATATCGGGATCGGAACGAGTCGTTATTTATATGCTTATGATCTCGGCGCAAAATATAACAAGGATGGGATCTTTGTTGCTCGACAAGTAACACCTGTTGAAAATATTTTACATGTCGAGATTAGCGACATGATCGGTGGTGCTGAAATTGAAGCTGATGAAGATCTGCGTAATCGTATCACATTAGCCAATGAAGCAACGGCATCATCACCCTACAATGGTGTACTTGCATCGATCAAGAAAGTTAACGGTGTTCGAAGCGTGCGGATCGTTCGAAATGACACGATGGAAGATGACAATGTGACTAATACACCGGCTAAAAGTATTCATATTTTTGTGGATGGTGGTTATAAAGATGATATCGCTGAAGCTATCTTTAATTCGGTTGCTGCGGGCGTTACGACTGCGGGAACTCAAGTGACAACACTCAAAGATATTGCTGGTCAAAGTCATGAAGTCAAGTTTGATTTTCCTGTCCGGCGAGCTGTTTTTGCTGAGATCAAGCTTACTAAAAATGAAGATGCTTATCCGCAAGACGGCGATGAACAGGTTAAACAAGCAGTACAAGACTATGTTAGCTCGGTCGGTATGGGAAGTATGATCTACTACAGTTATCTGTATCAAAGGATCTATAGCATTCCTGGCGTTGTCGTTGCTGATGTTAAGATCGGACTATCTAAGACTGAAGTGTCAGCGCAGGATATCGAACTAAGCGATCTAGAAACTGCTGAAGTTGCAGATAATGGAGTGATCTTAAAATGATAGATATCTTTAAAGAATACATGCACAGATTGACTGGTGCTTTCAATACTGAATATGGCCAGAATCTGCAAAAAGTGGTGCGTTTCTTTGCTTGGTCATTATCAGATGTTCGAGATGAATTTAACGGAATAGCCACATATCGAAGCATCGATAAAGCTTCCGGAAAGTTACTTGATGCGATCGGTGAAAAACTTAACGAAAAGCGTGGCCAAGCTGATGATCGCTTTTATCGGATAATGCTCAAATCAAAAATTGCTGCTAGACGTGGTGATGCGACTTTTAATGGCATTTTAACAACAATCAAGAATGCTTTTGATGTTGACGTTAAAGGAATGAAGATTATTAAACATGAAGATGAACCACTAGCGATCAGTATTATCGACATTCCACTGGATGTAGCTAAAACGGATTGGGAGCGTAATTATTTGATGCGTCGCATAAAAAATACAGTCGCAATCGGTATCCGAGTCCATGAAGTTCGCTTGATCGATAGCACGAAAACAACGGTGCTAGTGATCTCAGGGACAAATAATGCGATCATCTATGATGCGACTTAGAAAGGAGAAATCATGTCAGATAAATTTAAAACAGTCGTTACGACGCAAGGATTAGAGCTTTTAAACCAAGCGATCGCAAACGAAAAAGATCTATTGATCACAAAGGCAGTTGCTTCATCGACTGCGTATAATTCGGATAGTTTAGTTGATTTAACAGATACAAATTACAATAATGCTTCACATGATCAAGAAACTATGTTGAATAAGATCGAACCAAAGGGCGACGGCTCGCTCGCCTTTGAAATCTTATTTGATGGCTATGATGTTAGATATGACTATACACTAAACACAGTCTTTTTGATCGCTGAAGTTGACGGTAAAGAACGTTTATTTGCTGTTATCAAAGCTAATCAACCACAATATATCAATGCTTATGAAGGGGGGAGTCGAACTAATTTACAGATCAATTTTGCCTTGCAACTGGCTAATCAAAACGTTGCGATCAAGATCAATGCAGCTGCATTAGCGACGTTGAGAGATCTTGATAGTCTTAAAGAAGAATTTGTAGAACGAATAGATGGTGTACGAAATACACTTGATAACAAGCTACAAGAAAGCAAAAGTGAGCTTGAAACTAAACTTTCACAGGCTAAATCAGCTCTACAAACGGATATTTCAAATACTGAGACCAAAGTAAAATCATACTCTGATAATAAAGATAAAGCGTTGGATGACAAATTTGATCAACTGATATTAGATCATGTAAAACAACTAACTGAACATATTGCGACTAACAATAGAAATTCTTTACTAGCTGATAGAAATTTACGAAATGATTTTGAAAAAAGACTTGGGGATGAAAAAAGATTCCGCGAAGATGCAGTAAACGAGCTGGCTATTCAATTCAATAATTTGGTAAGCAGCGTACAGACATTAGACCGTAATATTCAGCAAAGTTTTTATAATAAGAGGCGAGCGCCGGCGACTTGGACACTAGATAGAACGACTACGCCGTGGACTATTTGGTTTGACAACGGTTGTGGTATTCAATTTCCAGACTATCCTACGTCAGGTTCAATGTACGGCTATGGACATTCTTTTGAAAACTCATTAGCAAATAAATTTGCAGCATACCCATTAGTATATAACATTATAAATTGTGCCCGTGGGGTTTTGACTTTAGAAGATTTTGTGAAAAGAGATGGTGATGATTATATTTACTGGTCGCCGACGACCAAAGTGCTCGATCCAATTCAAGATGCACATAAATATAATTGGACAAATGCTGTTGGAAATCGTGACACTAATAATGACAGTTTAAAGCGTAAGCCTAATTTTGCTCGAGTGATGTACGAATTAGGCATCTGGTCTGATGCTGATGTGGAGAGTTTAGGAGCAGTAAGAAGGTGAGAATGATGCTAAAAAATTTAAAAAAGAATCGTTTTTGGTTGTTTAAAGCGTTGGAGACATATGCTCTGGCACTTTATTTTATTGTCAAACGAAGTTCAGGGATCTTTAGTTTAGACGGGTATGGATATCTTGAAGTGTTAGATGACCCGCCGTTTATTTTCATGTTAGCTTGTGTCGGTACGGTAGCTTTAGTTTATGCGTTGTGGGATGTAAAAAATCTATACTATCGACCTGTGATGACTGGGCTTTTGACATGTGTATGGTCAATATTTTTCTTGTCATTTACGATGACGGATATTTTGGTAGGTGTCTATGTGGGCTTTCCAGGGATCTTCGCCTTTTTTGTACTAACGGAAATGGTAACTGAGATCATGGCGAAAGGGTGACAAGATGAGCGACCAAGTACTAGTTGCGGTTATCAGTGCGCTGGGTTCTGCTTTAGTCGCTTGGATCACAGCGCACGAAAATCGCAAAAAAACTGAAGATAAAGATGATTTAGAAGAACTAAAAAAAGAAAATGCAAGGCTCAAACGAAAACTAGAAAGGAGAGATAAAAAATGATGGATGCTTTAGTAACACTATTTATTACGATCATTACAGCTGTGATCGTTTATGTTGGAAGTGAGATCCGAAAAAATGAGCGTGCACGTACGATTTTTAACGTGCTCGAGCCACTGGCAAAAGATGCGGTGGTAGCCGCTCAAAAACTTGGAGTGACTGAGTACTTGAGCGGTGCGATGAAGAAAAATCATGCGGTCCAAGCTGTTTCTCAGGCACTCTTAGATGCAGGTTTCACCGTAAAAGATGAACAAGTGATCGTAAATGCAGTAGAACAAGCATATGCTAAGCAACGGGATCTATTGAAACAATACCCACAAAAAGACAAGGAGGACTGATTTAGTTGAACAAGAAAAAATTACTTTTAGGAGTCGCTGTTACAACGACTCTTTTTTTGACTGGTCCGATTGTAGATAATGCGACACAAAATTTAGATCAAGTGCCAGCCACAGTACAAAAGATTGTGCAGGTTGATCACGTCAAAGCAGATGAGCGTGAATTTGGCACTGATACTGCGATCTATCAAGGGGCAAGTGCGCAGAAAGTTCAAGCAAGTGATACTTTTAGCATTGCCCAGGTCGGTGGCTCAGTGCATGGTCGTTTATATGACCAATGGACGTATCGCTCACAGATAGGCACAGGGATCGCGATGAGATTACGAATGCACACTTATGTGTGGATGGAAACAGGCGGAAATGCGATGCAAACAGCTAATATGCTCAATTATTTTTTGCCTAAGATCCAAACGCCCAAAGGTTCGATCATTGCTTTAGATTACGAAGATGGTGCTGGACCTAGCGCGCAGGCTAATACAGATAATGTTTTATATGGTATGCGTCGGATTAGGGATGCTGGCTATACGCCAGTTTTGTATTCTGGTAAATACTATATCGCTAACCACCTACAGTTAGATCGCATCCTATCAGAATTTCCTAATTCTCTTTGGATCGCATCCTATGCTGATATGCAAGTTAGAACTAGACCATTGTGGGGATATTTTCCAAGTATGCCGGGAGTTGCGATCTGGCAATTTACTTCGACTGGTCGGGCTGGTGGCTTGGACTACAATGTTGATTTGTTAGGTATTACCAAGAAAGGGTACAAACACGGTGATGCTGAACGACCAGTAACGAAACCAGAAGCAGTCAAAGAAGGGATTCAAGCAGATAACACGCCGAAAAAAGATATCACTACTGGATACACAGTCAAAGTGAACTTCAGTGCTAAGACTTGGAGCAATGGTGAGGGTATTCCAAACTGGGTCAAAGGAAATAGCTATGAAGTTATCCAAACAAACGGCAACAAAGTTTTACTTGTCGGTATCATGTCATGGATCGATCGCTCAAACGTTGAGATTTTAGCGACTGCTAAGCAGAACGCCATTCAGCCAGCAACGACGACCTACACAGTGCGCTCTGGTGACAGCTTGAGTGCGATCGCAGCTAAATTTGGCACGACAGTCAGCGCATTACAGAGTGCTAACAATATTCACAACGCTAATTTGATCTACCCCGGTCAAGTGCTCAAAGTTAGTGGGCAGGCTACAACGTCAAACACGTATACGGTGCGTTCAGGCGATAACTTGAGTACGATCGCTAGTCGTTTAGGTACGACAGTAGCACACTTGCAAAGCGTCAATGGGATTAGAAACGCCAACTTGATTTATTCGGGACAAAACTTAAAATACTAAAAATATAGCGCCACGTTCGATTTGATGTCGAGTGTGGCGCTTTTTTAGTGCAAAAAAATTACCCCCCAACATAAAGTTGGAAGGTAAGACTGTCGCAAGTGACTAGCTTGCTATTGGGTGTACCCCAATGATCTCTATACATATGGTCAACCACCACTGACTAAAGTCAGTGGCTTGTGAGCCGAAAATCCTTACAGATTTCGAACCACAATTTGCGTAGATAGGGACAACTTATTTGACCAACCGAAATTGTAATCAAACAGCGGTCGTCTAATTACCAACGCCTTT